CTCATCGCCCGTGGCGACCACGTCGGCGAGACCTTGCTTGGACTGCGTCAGGGACTTCCGGAACGACTCCGCCGACTTGACCACGGCGGTGTCACGGGTCGCCTCCGTGCCATCATCCGCTGCGGCCTTGCGCTTCGCCTCCAGGATGTTCGTCGTCAACTGGAACGCCACCACGCCCACGGCGAGCAGCAGCTCTGTCCTGAAGGCTGTGGCGAAGTCGGTGATGGCCGACTTGGCACGGGTGATGCCACGGCTCAGGGACGAACCGACACGGCTGGCGATGCCGACGTTCTTCGTGAGGCCACTCTCGACGACCCGCAGGGCACCGGCTTGGTCGAGCACCGGTCCAGCGACACCGGGGCCGAGGGGCTGTGCTGCTGGTAGAGCTGCGGCCTGTGCTGCACTCTGCGATGCCGAGATTGCTGCAGCTCGCTGAGCCAGGGTCAGCTTGTTCTTCGCTGCGGCGTTGACGTTGGTGGCGGCAGCCTCCTCCAACTGCGCTGCTGCGCTCTCCTGTGCGGCATCTGCGGCGTCCTGGGTGAGTCCGTTCAGGCGCTGCACCACAGAGTTGAAGGCGTCGAACCGCTTCACCACGAACAGCACGGCAAACGCCGAGGCGACCGCCCGCACGACGGGGCGCATCTTGTCGAGGAGCTGCACCACCTTGGCGATCACGGTCACTGCCACACGCAGTGCAGCGAAGAACCCGGACCCGAGGATCTTGGCGGTGTCGCCGAATCCGGCGGCGATCTCACGCAGCACGTTGCCGAGAGGTGCGATGGTCGCCTGCACGTTGCTGAAGATCGAACCCAGTGTGCCCTTCAGCGGTCCGCTCAGAGAGATGATCCGCTCGATGGCGCCTTCGATGCCGCCGCTCTTCAGGGCGTCGTTGATGGAGTCGAACTTGTCCGGGATCTCGCTGACCACCGTGATGAAGCCCTGCACCGCAGAGGTGCTGGTCACACTGGTCAGGACGTTGCGCACCACCGGGGCCAGCGCATCTAGGGCGTCGGTAGCGGTCTGCAGCAGGGCCACCGTGGTGGGTCGGAACGGCTCCAGGAAGGCCACACCGAGACGTGCCGAGGCAGCGCTCAGGCCACCCGCAGCACCGGAGAAGGTGCCACGCAGTTTCTCCATGGAGCCACCGAGCTTGTTGACCTTGCCCGCAGCACCGTCACTGCCGTTCGTGATGCCCTCGATGAGCTGGTCGATGGCCGTAGACGCAGGTACGGCGCCATCGGTCACGAGCTGCTGCATCTCGGCACTGGTCTTGCCAGCGGCGTTGCCGAGGATCTTCAGTGCGTTGACGCCGACGAACCCGAGGCGCTGCCAGTCGTCGGTCGTGACTCGACCGGCGATCTGCATCTTGGCGAAGACGTCCGTGATCGTGCCGACGGCCTCGATGCCCTGGCCAGAGCCAGCGGCGGCCTCGCCGATGGCAGTCAGGTACTTGGGGATCTTCTCTGCTTCGGTGCCGAAGGTGACGAGGGTACGTGCCGCCTCCACGAACTGGTCGAGTGTGAAGGGGGTGCCCTTCACGGTCTCCAGCACGTCAGCGACCAGGTCGCCAGCCTTCTTGGCGCCACCGAGCTGGATCTCCAGGGCTGCCGTGGAGTCCTCGATGCGGGTCAGTCGCTGGTTGCCAGCGGCCAGCACGTTGGCTCCGGCGAAGGCGCCCACCAGGGCACCGCCGCCGATGAGTGCGCCGCCGGGGCTGGAGAGCACCCCCAACAGCTTGCGGCCGAGGTTGTCGACGCCGCCGCCCAACCCACCGAGTTGCCCGTTGAGTCGATCGATGACCCCGCCGAACTGGTTGCCGAACTGGGAGGCAGAGTTCTGTGCGTCGTCCAGGCTCCTGGAGACCCCGGACGTGTCGAGTGGGACACCAGTGCGGCTGTTCTGCACGGCGTTCTGGAAGCGGGACAGCTCGCCGATGGCCTGGTCAGCATCTAGGACGATCGGGAACGAGGCACCGGCCTCGGCGTTGCCACGCAGTAGGCCCAGGGCCGCCTCGACGGCCTCGTTGCCGGGGAACAACGGCATCTCGGCGCCGGACTCCGCAGCGGCCTTGGCGTCAGCGATGGACGCCTGCAGGTCCACGTCCGAGGCGTTGAGCGGCATGGTGGCACCGCGCTCGGCGGTGGCCTTGGCGTCGGAGATCGTCTCCTCCAGCGCACCACCCTGGGCACGCAGTGCGAAGTCCGCACCGGCCTCGGCCGTCTTGCGGATGTCCGCCAGTCCGGCGTCGACACCCTTGCGGGCCAGCTCGATCGGGAGCACCGCTCCGCCAGCGGCGCTGGACTTCAGGTCATCGATGGCGCCCTGGAGTTGGACCGAGCCGATCGAGAGCGGGATCTCCGCAGCGACCCGGCCCGACGTGTTGTCGATGTACGCCTGCAGCTCCGGCACGAAGCCGGAGGTGACCGGGCGAATCCGGACGCCAGACTCTCCGATCACGTTCAGGGCCATGACGACCAGTCTCCCATGCTAGAGGGAGTCCAACAGAGACTCGATGTCGTCCTCGGACAGGTCATCGATCGTGGCGTCCTCGGCGAACTCACCCTCGGGGGTGTTCAGCGCCTCCAGGATCTTGTCCGACGAGGCCATCTCACGGGGGTGCCGGGAGATCATCCAGGCGAAGGTGACGTTCAGCGCCTGGCGCTGCGTCATCCCCTCCAGACCACGTCCGGTCTGGAGCAACATCTTCCCGTCGATCTCGCCCCAGTTGGCGCTCAGGCTGAAGGCGAGGGCGAGGCAGGCTCGAAAGGGCGCCCGTTGTACTTCTCCGTGAGGAAGGTGACGACCTGGGACAAGATGTCGAGGTCGACCACGTCACTCGGGAGCACGTCCCGCTCGAACGCCTCACGCTGCTCGGGGACGAGCAACTCGATGAGGTACTGGAAGGTGCCCTCGACCGAGTTCTCCTCGGCGATCAGGCTGCGCAGCGTGTGGGCCGGAGCCAGGGCCAGGCAGTTCCAGGTCTTGCCGAGGAGCTTGTAGCTCGGGCCGGTGCCCGCCTCTTCCAGCTTGGCGGCCAGGATCTCGTCGAAGTCATAGGTGTCGCTCACGGTTGCGAGCGTACAACTCGACCACCGAGGTGTCCTACAGGACCCGGGCCACCCGGTCCAGTGCGTCCCGCATCACGTTCTGGGGCTGTGTCCCGGGGTGGCTCACCAGCTTGGTCTTCACGATGCGCCCGTCCGGCATCCGGAACACGAGCCACCCGCTGGCCTTGCGGGGCCGGATCAGGTGCTCCTTCGAGCCGTGCTCGATCACCGCTGCATAGCTCATGTTGCGTCGGGGCTTCTGGCCGGTCGTCCGGTTGACCACCGTGAAGTAGAACCCGGCCTGCGGGTCCGGGCTGACCTCGACCTTGAAGCCCCGGGCGTATCGACCGGACCGCACCAGGCCCCGCTCGATGGCGATCCGCTGCGCCTCGGCGGCGACGCTGCGGGCGACCAGATTGATGTGGCGGCCGACCGGACCGCCGGGCGCCCGGAGCACCCGGTCCAGCTCGGTCGGGTACGGGGTGAACGACATCCCCTCAGTCAACCTCTTCGAGCATGCCGTGGGCGACCAGCAGCTCGATCTCACCGAAGGCGTCATCCTCACCGGAGAAGGTCACCACGTCCCCTCGGAAGAACCCGAGCGTGTTGACGAGGAACCTAACGGTCATGCGGCGCATCCGACCACCCTAGACCAGTAACGTGGGTGGGGTGTCTGACTCCTACAGCATCGCCCGCACGATCCTCGAAGCCGCTGAGGTGGCCCTGACGGACACGTACGCAGGCACCCCGGAACGACGCTTCGTCTCTGTGGGGATCCCGGTGCACGACACCCCCGACCAGCTCACGGTGCACCTGCCCTCGATCGGCCCGAACGCTGCCTCTCTGCAGGACCACATCCTGATCGTGGACCTGACGTTTATCGTCACGATCACTCGGCCGTACCCCGGCCAGCCGGGCGACGGCGGGGTTGTCCCTGCCGAGCACCTGGACGAGGCGGCCAAGATCATCTACGAGGACTTCGACGCCCTGCTGAAGCACTTCACCTGCAACACGGTGCTCGGCGCCGAGATCCAGTCGGTCACCCAGATCGAGCCGCTCGGCGGCGTCTCTGGGTGGACGATGACCCTCGTGGTCTCCGCCACCACCTGAACAGCGAAAGACCCCGCCGAAGCGGGGTCTTCCGGGTAGCTCCTTGCACGGGGAGCTGATCGTTACGCCTGTGACGGCACCGCCAGGTAGCCGCCGCCGGAGGCGGGCAGGACGCCACCGCTGCCGGTGACCTCCGCCGGGGAGTCGTACACCGAGTCGAGGATCCACGCCTCGGGCGTGTCCACCGGGATGGCGGTGTAGAACCAGTCGTTGAACGGGCCGTTGCTGCCCCAGTTCGGGTTGCCCTCGGCCACGCCGGTCATCTTGACCGTGGCGATCGAGTTGCCGAAGTCCGAGTCACCGAGGGTCCAGACGACCTTGGGGTAGACGTTCCGGAACCACTGGCCGGAGCCGGTGGAGGCGCATGAGCCGGACGAAGTGGCGACCTTGGTCCAGATCTCGACCGAGACCGGGTCGGGGGCGGTGGACGCCGTGCCTCGACGGGCGATGCCGATGTTGATGCCGCCCGAGGTCAGGAGCGTGGCTCCGGTCATGACCTCGATCAGCTCGAAGTCTCGCGTGGCGAGATCGAGCGTGAGGTTCATGCGCTTCAGCTTGTCGTTGTCCTTCACCGAGATGAGCAGGTCACCGAGACCGTTCTTCTGGTTGAACTCGTCACCCGTCTCCTGCTCGGCCGCAGCCTGGAGGGTGATGACGGCCTTGCTCGCCGCACCGTTGGTGGCGCCGGAGACCGGTGAACACGAAGCGTCCAGCCGGGCAACCCGGACGACCGCTGCCTTGATGGATCCGTAGAGACCGTTGCCTGCCTGAGTCATAGTGACCAGCGTACGAGCGCCTGATCACTCGGTTTGACACCTGGGGGCTAATCGGCTACCTCGACCCGGATACGGGTCCCGGGGACGAACACCCCGCTGCCGAGGGTCAGCAGCATTGTCTCCCGGCTGGTGTCGGATCCGGGGTTCCTCCAGGTACCAGCGTGCCGGGTCATGTACGTGTCCGGCACCGCCCCACCCGACTGGGCCACACTCTCTGACTCCAGGTAGGCGGGCTGACCGAAGCCACTGACGTACGTCGTCTGACCGGTGATCATGCCGTACCGCACGGCGGCCGTGTGGCTCGTCGTGATCAGTCCAGCCTTCAGGTAGGTCGAGGCGTTCGAGGCGTCGGTGCGGGTCGTGAACACGTTGCCGGTGTTCGACCCTCCGTGCTGGACCCAGCCGTAGTTGCTGGCGACGTCTCCCTCGAAGCGGATCCGAAGCTCGGTGATCTGGCTCAGTGTGTCACTCGATCGGGTCGTCAGGTAGAAGCGCACTCGGCGGTGTGCCGTCAACCCGGTCACCGAGATGCTGGTGGCGGCGGCCGACAGGGTCTGATCCAGGTGCTCGATCCAGTAGCCCCCCTCCTGAAGGCTCAGGAGCCAGGAGTCCTGGTCACCCACGTACCCGGCCTCGACCGCCAGCTCGTAGGCGGAGAGTCCCGGGGCGCCCGTGCCCGCAGGACCCTGGGCCGAACCAGAGCCTCCGCCGGACGTGCCGCCCTCGCCGGGGATGTCGTCCGGCGTCATGATGACGATCGGCATGGCAGTGTGGCCGTCAGCGTTGTACGCCACCAGGGCCAGGTCGACCTCGAAGATGCCGGTCCGGCCGTTGTTGTTGAGCAGGTCGGTTGGGCTGAGCAGGTCCAGGCTCATGCCCTGGCGAGTGACCGACCTGACGCGCTCGGAGAGGGAGGTCGGCTGCCCGACCGCCATCGCCAGGATCTCGCACGCCAACCGTCGGGTGGCCGACTTGACCGCCTGCGGCGGCGCCGTGCCCCACGTGAAGGTGACCGAGAAGGTCTCCTCCTCGCTGTCCGCCAGGTAGGGCTTCTGAGTGCGTGGCCAGGCGGTGCCGTCGACCCGCTCGATGAACCGGTCCTCGGAGATCCAGTAGGCCGATGTCGGCAGGGTCTCGCCGTCGATCTTGACGCTGGTCACGGAGATGACCGGGTACTCGCCCAGCTCCAGCCGGTACACGACCCCGCCGTGCAGTACCGGCCGGACCGTGTCGCTGGAGACACCGAACTGGCGACCGGTGAGCCGCCACATCAGGTCGGTCGCCGCCAGGATGGCGTTGTCGATCACGTCCTGCACCGCCGCAGCGTTCCCGCCGATGGCGTCCATGACGGCACACGATGAAGCGTCCAGCTCTTCCGAGGTGATGAACGGGAGCTGGCTCATCAGGTGCCGCTGTTGATGAGCAGGTTCAGTAGGGCGGTGCCGACGCCCATCAGGATCAGCCCGACCATGCCCTTGACGATCAGCTCCAGCGGCTTGATGCGCTGCTCCAGGGTGTCCTTGTGAGCGTCGAAGAGCGCCTTCTCGACGTACTTCTCGAAGCGCTGCTCCATCGCTGCGACCTCAGCTCGGAACTCGTTCTCCATGCGCTGGTTGTCGGTCTTGACCTGCTCGACGGCAGCGGCGAGCAGTGCCCGCTGCACGGCATCGTCCTCGGCAGACATCAGGGTGCCTCGACGATGACCCTGAAGTTGGTCGAGATCCAGGTGCGGGAGACACCGGGTTCCTCCGAGTCCCCTGTGCCACGCACTGGGGTCTCGGTACCGGTGAGGTGCCAGTCGGTCGTGTAGACGCCCTCCTCGGCCAGGCGCAGTATGTGCTCCCTGACCTTGTCGGGGATGGGGTTGCTAAAGGTCGAGGCGACGCAACCGGGGCCGCGCTCACCGCCACCCTTGGCCACCGGGATGATCGTGCCGGACGGCGAGTTCGAGACCCAGGACATGTCCCCGGTCACCGTGACGATGCCGTCCATGGTCCCGGTATCCTCGGCGGACTTGACGCACTTGGTGCCGAAGACGCTGATGTTCTCGTCCAACCTGAACGTCGGCAACCCACTGCCCGATTGGCTGCCCACTGGCGGCAGCGCAGCAGGCAGCGACGGTCCGGTGAACACGGTCTGCACCGGGTACTCGCCCAGTGGATCCCATCGAGTGGCGTCCAACCACCTCGCCCCGGCAGCGAATGCCATCAGGAGCATGGCGACACCGATGACGACGGCACCGAACCACCCCCACGCCTGGGCCTTGGCGGAGTGCACCTCCAGTGCGGCGTCAGTGTGCTGTTCCGGCTCCCACTCAGCGATCACGACGGTTACACCATTCAGCTAGGGACTTGGCCCCTACAACGATAGCAACCGCAACAAAGATGCCGACCACCGTCGGGACGAGGTCATGCACCATCGGAGTGCTTCCTCTCCCAGGCTTCCTGCTGGTCGATCGACCACTTGGCCGGGCCTGCCCAGGCCACGATCCAGACGACCAGGCTCACGCCGATCATCACGGTGTTCCAGGTGGCCTGGTCGTAGTTGCTGAAGAGCAGCCACAGGCTGGCAACGAAGTACACCGCCGCCATCGATGCGTTCACGGCCATTTGCGGACGTAGGGACACCACACCGCGACGGACAGCCTTGGTCAGGTAGTAGACGGCGTAGAGCTGGGCCGCCATGCCAGCCACGATGGTGGCTACCGCCGTGCCCGTCAGATCGTTCCGAATGATGCCCACCGACCCAGCTTAGGTTGCGGGTGGCCTAGTAGACGGCTACTGGCGAAGCCTCGCCACGGCGGCACTCATCCCGTCGATGACTGCCGCCTTGACCTCGGCGATGCTGTTCACACTGGAGGGGGTGAGCAGGGCAGAGACTTCTTCCAGGATCGCCTCAGCAGCGATCACCTCGGCCGAGTCAGGCTCTGCCTCGTACACCGGATCGGCCAGCTCGTAGTAGCCCACCGTCTCGGGGATGACATCTCTGAGCGACTGCGGGATGCCGTGCAGGATCTCGGTCGCTCCCGCCGCTTCAGCATCGGCCACAACGTCCTCGGACGCCGGGTATGGCGTATCGGTTATCCAGAGCTTTCTCATCTCACTCCCAAGAAGATTGCGGTGTTGCCAGTCGTTCCAGCAACTCCGGCTGTGCCCGTGCCCACGCCGTTTCCTGCAGCACCGCCCGTGGCCTGAACCGTACAGGTAGCTGTCGGGCTGGATGTGCAGAGCATGGCGAAGCCTCCACCGCCGCCTCCACCGCCGCCGACGTTTCCGCTGCTTCGTGTTGCGCCGCTGCCACCGTTGGCAGAGATCGTGCCGGTGAACGTGCAGTAGCGGGCGAAGACGACGCAGCAACCTCCTGCGCCACCGCCACCGCCACCGGCATTCGTGCCATCACCCGAACCGCCAGTGCCACCATTGCCCCCAGCGAAACGTGTCGGGCTTGGGCCAACGGGTCGGGCCTCACGAACCTGAATCACGTCCTGATAGGCGTTCGTGCCGCCTGCACTCTGCCCCGGCGGTGAGACTGCACGGGCAGCAACGGATGCTGCGTTCGATCCCAGACCTCCAGCACCACCCGTTGTGCCGAGCTGACTGACCGTGCCCGCTGCACACTGAGAACCAGCACCGACGTTGCCGCTACCGCCGTCCACGCCCTTGATGAACGGAGCCGTCGTTGAAAGACCACCAGCAGTACCGCCCGACTGTGAGGTTGCAGCCGCTCCGTTGCAATGGATCGTGCCTGCACCCGACAGCGTTCCAGCGACGAACACCCGATACCCGTTGGTGACGAGGGTGCCCGTCACGGTCAGGTTGTTGTAGTACATATCGTTGGTGAGTGTGGTGGTGCCTGCGGCAATCGTCACGTCGCCATCGATGCCGAGTCCGTAGAAGGCCGACACCGACTCCACGCCGAGCAGTGTGCGGGCCTGGGCTGCGGTGAGTTCTTCGCTGTCGCCGGACCCTGCGGTGGTGCGTCCGAGGATGCGGTCTGCGGCGACGTTGGAGACGACGTCGACGGTGCCGCCACCGGCTGCCTGCCAGCTACCGTCACCCCTGAGAAAGTTGCCCGATGATGGGGTGCCGGTGCCGAGGCGGGCGACGGCGACGATGCCGGAACCGATCGCTGCGCCGTCAATCGAGTTGGGAATGTCGTTGGACCGTCCCGGCCCGAGGACCAAGATCTCCCCTGTCGAGCCGTGGACGCGCACGACACGACCGATGTTCTGCACCAGTTCCGACGTGCCGGTCGGTCGCGTCGGAGTGAGCTGACCGGCAGTCGTTGAGACGTAGGCGGGAGCGTTGATCGAGTAACCGGTGGTGCTGATGCCGCGCAACATGCCGGTAACGACGGCATGACCGGACGCCCCGGCAACGATGTCCGTCGCAGCGAGACCGATCGCTGGCATCTTCGTGGGGTCGTCGGCGTCGGCTAGGCCGACCTCGACGGCGCCGGAAGCGCCGACGCTGCCCGTCGCGACCAACGCTGCGCCCTTGGTGATCGTGCTGGCCGTGGTGTTCTTGATCGCCAAGAACACCGGCACGTCGGCCACCCACGCCCCGGTCCCATCGAGGAACGTGAAAGCGTCGGGCGTGCCCGACCCGAGACGGGCAGTGGCGACGGTGCCCGCGGTGATCTGCGAACCGTCCAAGGCGAGTTCGTCGGCGCCGCCGTCCTGATGTGATGCGGCGTGGGCCGTTGGCGTGCGGGCGTCGGTGCCCTGCGCTGCGGTAGCGAAGTCGCCCGTGTCAGCGAGTGCAGCAGTGCCCAAGCTGTCCGCTACTGCCTGTGCCGCACCAGCAGCATCAGCGCCGACATCGGTGTAGCTCGGCATCGGATGGACGTGGTCGGAGCGTGACGCCTCGTCGCTGACCCCCGGAGCTGCCGTGCCAAGACCGTCAGGGTCGGCGTCGGAGAGGACGACACCAGCCGACGCTGCTAGCTCATCCAGCGCAGCCTGCACGTCTGCTGCGGTCAGACCGGATGTCGTGTTGTCGTAGGAAGTGGTCGACGCAGGGTCCATCGTCGTGCCGATCACCGGCTCCAACCCGTCTCCGAGGTCCACTTCGACAACCTGCGCCAACGGTGGAGCTAGGACGCCCGTCGTGGCGCCTGACCCGTCGATGACGGCAGACCCGATAGTGAACGCCTCGCCGGGGACAAACGCCCTGACGAACGTGAGCGTGTCGACGCCGTCCCACTCGTACAAGCCCGGTCCCGAACCCCCAGTTACCGCACCCCCCGGGTAGAACCCGGCGACCGAATACCCGTTCGACATGAGTGAGGCGACACCCAGCGCGAGCATCGATCCGGCCGGAAGTCCACCCCCCGCAAACTCTGTTTCGAGCGTCGACACGGTGACATCGCCCTCGACCACAAACGAAACTGTGAACGAACTCATCGCCCCAACGTCGACCGCTGTCGGCATCGGCGCAATCGGTGAGCCGGTCGATAGGGCGTGCCATGCGATACCCGGCAGGTTCGCACCGACCGGCGACTCGTCCACGTTCTCCGACGACAGGACGATCATGGTGGCGTCGAGGCTTGCCGCCAGGTGGGTGGAGTCGACCCAGCGCAACACCTCACTGTTGTTGACGAACACGGCGAACGTGTTGCCGTCGTGGGTGAACGACCACCGGTCACCGGGGCCGAGCCGCCGCCCGAGGTCAACCAGGTCGGACTGCGCCGAAGGCACCCCGCTGTCGTCGCGAATGATCCTCACCTGATGATTCGCGGTTGAGGTCGGTGCGATCAGGTAGCCGAGGTAGCCGTTGGAGGCGGCGCCTTCGATAAACCCGAGGCGCACGAACGACGCTCCGTCGTCACCGGGGCCGTCGGTAGTGTCGACCACAACACCAGCGGTGACGGTGCGAGCCGTGGCGGTCGGCAGGGCGTAGGCAGCGGCCAGCGACTGGAGCGTTCCGCGGTGACGCAGCACGCCATCAACGACCTCGGCGGTTTCCAAGAAAGCGTCGGCCGCTCCCCCGGCCGCTGTGCGCCCGTCGATCCATGTGATCGGGTCGCCGATCGCCGTGCCGGTCGACGCCTGCCCGTGGACTGTACCGGGAGCCATCCGAGCAAAGTCGCTGAACGCGTACAGGCCGGTCGCTGCGCTGTCCTGACCGCGTGCGTCACCCGACGCCGCCAGTTCGTCCAGCGCCGCCTGCACCGTCGCAGCGGTCAGCCCCGACGTGGTGTTGTCGTAGAGGACGGCTGCGCTTGCTACACCCACTGAGCCGAACGTCTCGATCGGTTCAAGACCACCCGGGCCGTCGAAGTCGATGGACAGCACCGCCCCGAGGTTGCCCATTGAACCCACTGGCGTCCCCGACTCATCGAACACCGTCGGACCCGGGATGTAGAACGTGCCCAACTCGGGGGTGCTCTCAAAGGTCAGGTCGGTGCCGTCGAAACGGTAGATCCCCGGCCCCGAACCTCCGGTCACCGTCCCGCCGGGGTATGGCCCCGCTACCAAGTTCGGGGAAACGGAAACCAGCGACGGGTAGCCGAGCAGAAGCAGGGTGTCGGCGGGGAAAGATCCGGTGATAGCACTTTCAAGGGTTGCGATCGTCACGTCACCCGACACGACCTGAATCAGGTTGAGGCCGCTCGACCCGACCAGTTCCCATTCGCCCGTGTACGAGTTCGACAGGCGCACCTCGACCAGTGCGCCAGCGTTGATGATCGACTCGTATGAGCTGTCGACACTGCCAGAGGCGTACACGCGAAGCTCGACACCGGAGCGGCTGTCGACAAGCGACCCGGAGATGTTGGGGAACCCGTTGGCGACAGTCGTGACGTACAGCTTGTTGCGCTGGGAGGCGGGGACGATGACCGTTGGCGGTAGGCCGATCCGGTAACGGACAGCAGCATGCATAGCGTGCGCCCTAGTCGAGCCAGCGACCAGCTCGACGGCCTCGTGAACGAGCATCGCCGCAGCGCACCGGACGCGAGCTAGGCGACCGGGCCGGTCGGGCAGGCCGTACAGCGTGAACCACGGCAAGCGGAGGATCACGGGCCTAGTCATTCTGGAACACCCCTGTCACCGTACCCGCCAACCAGTCGCCTGTCTGGAGCACCCGGCTAATAGCGTTGCCGTCGGCGTCAAGGATGTCGCCGTTGCGGCGGACGGTCCCGACGAACGGCAGGCCACCGATCTGCCCGTTGACCGGGCAGCGAAGGTCGCTCGGGGTGCTCCACCCCCAGTACCAGTTGTTGAACTCGGGGTCGATCGACTGGAACACCTCGCGGATGAGGAACTGGGGGACTCCGGTGCCGGGGGTGGTGACGGTGACCTCGGCGTAGAACGTGATCGTGGCGTCCGCCCAGTAGGTGTCGGTGCGGGTGACGTGCCCGTGGACGTTGCCGCTGGCCGACGCGCCGAAGTCGGCGTCGGGCTGCACCCACGGCTGCGTCGACAACGACTCGTAGTAGTAGATGGCGACGGGGAGATCACCCGGCTGCACCGCAGTGTCGGCCGTCGCTCCCTGTGCGGCGGTCGCATATCCAGAGGCATCGGTCGTGGCGGCAGTGCCCAACGTGTCAGCGAGCGCCTGAGTGGCGCCCGCCTGCTCGTAGAGGTCGTCGAGCGTGACAGCACCCGTCCTGCCGTCGACCGACGCAACGCCACCGCTGCCCAGGCCGCTGACAGCGGCGCTGATGGCGTCCGTGACGTAGTCCTCGCTGACCCCACCGACCGCTGACGGCGCCGCACCGACCGTGGTGGTGCCGTCGTGGTCGTTCCAGCCGATGTCCGGAGACATGACCGACGGGAGCGCAGCGTTGTCGTCCCGGTTGAACGTCTCCAGGGCGAAGTCGATCTCGTAGATCCCGGTGCGGCCGTTCTGCAGCAGGTCCTCGGCGGAGACGTGCTCCATCGAGATTCCCTGGCGGACCGTTGAGCGGACCCGGTCCGGCAGGCCGCTGTGCCCGCCGAACTTCAGACTCAACAGCTCACACGCCAGACGGCGAGTAGCGGCCACCACGGCGGCCGGGGGACCGGCGCCCCACGTCAGGGTCACGGAGAAGGTCTCGTCCTCCGTGTCGTCCAGGTACAGCTTCTGCGTCTGCGGCCAGGACGTCTCGTCGGTGCGGACGAGGTGTCGACCGTCCCGCACCCAGTAGGCGGACGACGGCACCGTGGCGCCGTCGATCTTCACCTCGGTGATCCCGGTGACCGGGAACCGGCGCAGGTCGAACCAAGAGGCCGACTCGCCCCGTAGGTCCGGGCGGACGGTCTCCGTGTAGGCGCCGAACTGACGGCCCGTGAGCGCCCACATCAGCTCTGAGGCGTTGGTGATGGCTTCCACCAGGTCCCCAGTGGTCACACCGGAGAGAGCGCTCAGTGCCGTGCAGTGGCTCTCCAGGGCCTCGTAGGAGCAGAAGTCCTCGCGAGTCGCCATGGGCTACAGCCTAGTAAGTGGCGCGGATGTGGAAGGAGCCTGCCGAGTAGTCCCAGAGCACGCTGAAGTACCGCATGGCGTAGACCACGACCGTGTTCGTCGCCCGGTCGGTGGCCTCGGCCACCCGGTCCGGGGTGATGGTGATGCCGGAGCGGTGCACCTCGACGACGGGGGTGACGCAGATGTAGTCGTCACCGACCGTGACACCACCCGACCCAGAGGGTGAGAACCCGCTGTACCCGGCACCGGGGATCACGACGTTGCCCATCGGGGTCATCCAGAGGTTGCCGTCCTTGTGCAGGACGGTCGCCGCCACGGCCCCAGCGAAGGTCTCGGGGCGCATGTGGACGTAGCCCCGGCCCCAGGTCTCGGTGATCTTGGTGTCGGCGATGCCGATGCTGCGGATGATCGTCTGGCCACCGGACGAACCGGCGAGCACAGATCCGGACCCCGCCAGCTCCAGGCTCTGGTTGACGCCCAGGCCGTCGGACCAGAGCTGCGACTCGACAGCTCGGGACTCGAACGTGGTGAGCTTGCGGGTCACCCGGTCGACGGCCTCCTGCCAGTCGATGCCGATGGCGGTCATGCTCTCTGCGGCCCAGACCCCGAAGGAGTCACCGGTCGCTGCCTGACTGATCGAGGAGCCGCTGACGGCAGTGTTGCTGGCGTCGACCTTCCAGGTCCCCAGGTCACCGCCACCCTCGGTGCGCAGAGGCTCGGGCAGCCAGGTCAGTCCGGAGATGAAACGATCACTCGTCTCGGTGGTGACTCCGGCGATGGCGACGAGCGACTGACGTGGCGGCGAGATCCGTGGGATCGTGGTGACGGCATCGAGCAGTGTCATGGGTACCAGCTTACGGTCGGTGGTTCTACGTCTAGGACGACGAAAGCCCCGGCCCTGAGGCCGGGGCTTCCGTGCGGATCAGCCTGCTGGGATCAGAAGGCGATGGTGTTCGGGCCGGAGGTGGAGCCGTCGGCCTCGACGGTGGAGTTGACGACCAGCGACTGCTGACCCACCCGAGCTGCGGACTCGAAGGTCTCAGCGAAGATGGTGTAGTCGTTGGTGCTGTTGAGGGTGGAGTCCCGCACCAGACCGAGGTCCAGCGAGCCGCCATCCAGGAACAGCCAGGTGCCCTCGGGGAAGATGAACCACTCGACGGTGGTCTTGTACTTCAGCATCGCCCCGGCGCTCTGCGCACCGTAGATGGACGACGTGGTCGAGGACTCGTCGTAGTGCCAGGTGACGTTGACGCCACGCACCGAGAAGTACTCGTCGATGGCGCTGTCCGGCAGGTTCGGCACGCCGCCGAACTGCTTGCGGCTGATGTCGGTCCGCACGACGTCCTTGACCCAGAAGGGGACGATGACACGGAACTTGACCGCACTGGCGATGCGGTGACGGGAGCGGTAGGCCGACACGACCTGGTCGATGTGACCCAGGATCGTCAGGGCCGCACCGTACACGGCGTCGCCGGAGATGGCGGTGGAGTCGGCGACCAGCTTGTCGAGCAGGTTGGTCTCCGCCTCACGGGCGTGCTGGGCCAGCAGAAGCTTGGTCCAGGACGACACCATCTCGGGGAAGGTGCGGGCCATGAGGTTGCCGACCTTCATGATGCGGGGGATGACGTCGACCTTGACGGTCGTCTCGGGACCGGCCGAGACCGTGACCGAACCCTTGCCGGAGCCGTACGGCGTCGCCGAGGCGTCCACCGACTCGGCGTAGACGTTCACGCCGGGGGAGAGGGTGCCGATGACCGGCGACGGGACGTAGCGGATGCCGCCACGCTCTGCCTTGTAGCCGACCAGGGCGTCACGGACCGGGCGGACCGAGTCGCCGAACACCGTCAGCTCGTAGAAGGGCGTCAGCGGGGCCTTGATGCCGCCACCAGCGACGAGGGCGGTGTCCGCAGCCTCGATCTTCGCCATGTTGACGATGGCGTCGTTGCCGAGGGTGTGGTCCTCGTCGTAGTCGACGGTCGGGATCGAGGCCACCAGGTACTGGTAGCCGTCGTTGCCCTTGTCGGTGCCACGGACGTGACCACGCTTGGCCATGAGGGCCTCGGCCACGTCGAGCAGCGAGTCCAGCTCCTGACCGGCGGCGTAGCCGGGGACGTCCGCCGAGGCGGTGATCCCCATGGAGCGCTTCGGCGTGGCCGGAACGCTGTCGGATGCCAGCCCCTCGGGGCTGATCTCTGCCTCGACCTCATCGGCCACTGTGAACTCCTCTTCGGCGGAGGCCGCCTCTTCGGTTGCTGGGGGGGTCTCGTCCTCGACGCTCTCGGCGTCCTCGACGGCTTCGACTGCGGGGGCCTCCTCTTCGGGGGCCTCCTCTTCGACGGCCTCGGCCGTGGCGAAGTCCTGGACGGAGGTGGCCTGGACCAGCTCCTGCATCAGTGCGAACTCGGCGCGGTTGGCGGCCTCCTCTCGGACGACCTCCAGTGCCTCGACGACGTCACGCAGCTCCTGCATGCTGTCCTCGGAGAACTCGGCGATCTGGGAGCGGGTCTCGAACTCGGCGATCAGCTCGTCCTCGATGGCACTCAGTTCCTCGAAGGAGAGATCGGCCAGGTTGGGAGCGTCAGCCTCAGGAGCCTCGTCCACCTCTGTGGTCTGGTCTTCAGACATGATTGGTGTGTTGTCCTTGGTTCAGGGGAAGGGGTTGCGCCTGTGTCAGGCGACGCTTGGCGAGCTGGCTATGCCAAACTCACTGATACCGAGCGTAGAAGCGTGTCCAAGTAGCGAATGACACTTCGTGAATCAGCGACCGCCGCCGAGGGTGCTCTTGGTGTGGAACTGCCAGATCCAGGTCCGCTGATTCAGGTGCTCGATGCTGGCGCCGGACCGGCAGAGCTTGATCAGGAAGCCCCAGTCCTCATTCGCCTGGTGCGGCCACTCGTCGCTGTTGGTGGTGGGGAACCCGCCCAGGTCCAGGAACAGCTCACGCCTGATCAGGTAGGTGATCGGGATGAAGTTGTTCCCGTGACCCTCCGGCCCACGGCCGACGTAATCACGCTGCTCGTCACCGAACACGACACCCTCGGGACTCACCAGCTCGCCATCCACCGGGGCACGGAGTGCCGACTGCTCGACGCCGATCGTGGTGAACCACGGGTACACCATGTCGGCACCGGAGTCCTCGGCGTGGTCCACCAGGTCCTCCAGGTGCGCATGGCAGAACTGGTCGTCGTCGTCCAGGAACGCCACCCAGTCACCGGTCGCCTGGGCCACCGCCCGGTTCCGTGTCGGCCCGGCGCCGTCGCCCCGGTAGTCGACCGGGACGATGACCTCCTCTGGAGGGAGTGTCTGATTCGAGACCGAGCTGATGGCGCGAGCGAGCATCATGCCACGGGACGGGATGGTCGGCAGGATCACTGAGATGGTCACGTCGGCAGCGTAGCGACGAGACCCCCGGGACTAGATCGACGCAGCGACCGGGATGTCCCTACCACCACGAGACCGACGGGCCTCGGACCTGGTCACCATCTGGCTCTTGCGCTGCTTGGCCTTGTACGCCCTGGAGACCGCAACCTCGGCTGGGGAGCGGGGGTTCCGCACGGCGTCCATCACGTTGGTCGTGCCGGGGTTGGCCGACACGGTCTTCCAGGCCCGTGCCAGGGCGCTGGACTTCTTCGGAGCTGCCGCCGGGGCAGATTTCCCCATGCGCTCGGCGTGGGACACGTACTCCAGCGAGTTGCGCTTGGTGCGGTCCACGTTGCTGCCGGGCGCCTTGATGGCGGCGATGGCCCGGCTCAGGGCGCCACGGGCGCCCTTGGTGGACCCGCCGGTACCGGCCGGGGGTGGGGCACACGCTGCACTGTGGCAGGCAGCGATGAGTGCTTCAGCAGCCACGCTTGCGGACCTTTCCTGCCAGGACCCGGAACTCCAGGGCCAGTAGCTCAGCGGCGAATTCTTCGGCGTCGTCGTCCTTGGCATCACAGCCGCAGTCGCCGTCGGCAGTGATCGCCTCCGGCATGACGCTGGCGGAGATAAGCGCCATCGTGACGTCCTCGGCGGCACCGGCTGCCGAGGCAGCGAGTGTGGCCAGGCGGGGGACCGGGAACCCGGGGGTGTTGACGGCCAGGAGGGCCATCAGCTCCAGGTTGCCCTGCATGTTGCGCCAATCGCCGGACACGGCCGACGCTCGGAGCGTGCGAATCTGCTCCTCGGTCACGCCGGGTCGCAGGGCGCCGGAGAACCAGATGCCGACCGGGTCCTCGCCGACGGCGATGTCCGCCACCGCAGTGCCGGTGTCGTCGTAGTGGGCCTTGGCGGCGTCGGAGCCGAGGCTCAGCGCAGCGTGGCCGGTGCCGAGCGTGATGCGTCCGGTGCGGACCTTGCTGCCCTCGGCCGTCTCGACCTCACCGTGGGCGAAGTAGGCGTAGTCGGTGGCGGACCGGGGTGCGGTCTGGCACCGGCCCTGGATCCCGACGTGGCAGGTGTCCCAGGTCGCCAGGTGGCCGAAGATGTGCACGCCGTCGTCGGCCACCGTGATGGCCGTGGGGCGGGTGAGCTTGGGGTTCTCGAAGTACGCCTTGGTCGGGTGCACCGGGGCGGCAGCCACGATGGCGCCGGGTGTCGGATCCTCGGCGGGTGTCGGTTCGCCGTCAGCGGTGACCACGACTCGGGCCTCGCCAAACGCCTGGAGTGGCAGCACGGTGGCGCCCATGACGGTGCCCTTGCTGATCCGCTGCTTCTGCGCCCCGCCGTCGGGGTCCGCCTCGAACTCGGACGAGGCGCCACCGACGTCCGCCGACACGCCGTTGAGCACGCCCTCGGCGATGAGCTGTCGGCCCTTCTGGCCGTCCTCGCTGGCCGAGAAGTGACCTCGGCCCCAGATCTCGTTGCCCTCTCGCCACATCTCAGCGATGGCGCCGATGGCCGTGCTCTCCTTGTGGCCCTCGCCCGTGTTCTGGGACTTCATCATGAGCGGCAGCGGTAGGTCTCGCCACTCGACGGCGTCCTCGGTGAAGTACCGGCCGTCGATG